TAAAAAATCTCTTATATTTATTAATTTTGAATTTATTTTAACCATTCATTTCGTTATTTGGTTAAGATTATATTTGTTGCCAACCCATCCAACCGCTTGTTGAATTATGATATGCATTCAACCACAACTTATGGTCGTCAAGTGTAATTGCTATTATAATATAAGTCCAGTATGAGGCAGCACTTGTATTATCAGTTTTAAAAGTCCACCACATAACCATTTTATTAGGTTCAGGTGCATTACTTGGGTTATAACCTAAATTAGCACCTTGGGTAGTAGTAGCATTTACCATTAAACAGTTTTGGTCGTTAGTTTGTGCTATTGTTGTTTGAATAGGAAACCATTTGCCCCAAGTTCCATTATTTAATGTTCTTGTAAATGAATTGGTAGTACGTATATCATAGAATATTTGTCTACAATAAGTATTATTCCATTTGAATACCTCTAGAAAAAAGTTATTATCACTTGTTGAATAACCTATTGGAAGTGTACCTGTTGCATTAAATACTTTATAACGTCCTGTATCTACAACATTATTAATATTTGTTCCATTAGCTAAACTTGTCATAACCGCATTATTTATTTGTTGATTTGTATAATCACAACTATATATTTCATCAGTTTCAGTTGAATTTGTGTTTTTAATAGGCAATAACTTTGAATTAATCTTAACCATAATTAATCACCCACAGGGCAATTAATTATTTGTAAATAACTGCCCCCCCCCGCGAATTTTATTTTATCTTTAATCATTTTTTTATTTCCTCCTTATTAGCTCACAAACAAACTTATTTCTTCCCAGTTAGTAGTGTCTTGATCTGGTGTTGTTGCAGTGTTTGTTCCTGTTAAATTTTCAAACAATCTATTATCATAAATTGTTATATCTCCTATATTAAAAGTTGCACTTGAAGTCCAAGTATCAGTATATAAACCTAAAGAAGTAATAACTTGATTTTCAACGTCTTTTAACATATTCATATCAGTATCTTTTACTTTGTTTATATCTGCAACGTTTGGGTTTTCATTTAATGCTACCTTATCAGCAAAATTAACTATTGCCATTACTTATTCATTCCTTTCTCAAGAAGTTGTAATCTTGTTTCGTGGTCATTAAGTCGTTCTTCGTGTTTAATTGTTAGCCCTTTTGTTTCACTTATTAGTTCACGTAAGCTATCAATACTTAACGATAGTTTAGTTATACTCGAATATAGTTTAATAACTGGAGTAACAACTGCTATCAATTCACCAACGAAACCAAGAATTATTAAAATTGTTCCGTCACTCATCATTTACCTCCTCTTTATTATATTATAACACATATACGTCTTGTGTAAGTGTATATAGTTTTCCACTTGTTAAGTTAAGATTATTTATTGTTTGGAAAATAGTTTGTTCATCTTCACTTATCAAATCAATAGACAATATATTTTTTTCATTTGGTGCATATACTTGTAAATGATATGTATATTTAAAAGGTTCATCATTTTCATAAAGAACTATATCGTTTGGATTTATTTCAACAATTTTTGTTGTGTCATTATCATAATTAATTCTATATTTAGTACATTTACAATTGTTTAAATCATTTGTTTGTGAAATTGATTGATTGAACCTAGTTGCACCAGCAGGGTTTAATATTATATTGTTTGGATCATTTTGATTTTGAATATACCAAGTATTTGCAAAATTGAAATAAACTTCTTCATATTCATTTTTAGAATATGTATCATTTTGCATTATAAGTGATAAATATGTATGTCCAAACAAATATTCTTTACTTATATTTATATTATTCAAAAATTGATTAGGAACTTGAATGATACTTGTTGTTGTTTGTCCACTTATATTTTTATTATAAAGAGTTCTTGCAAATATTAATTTGTCATTATCATCATAGAACTTAGCATAATAAGGGTTCATTGAAGTTGTATCTTGATATACAGAATTGTTGTTTTCATCAATATATACAAGTTTATTTGCATATACATAATTTCCAACCTGAATATACATTGTATATAAATTAAATTGTTTTTGAACGCTTACCAAATAAATATCATCTTGTGAATAAGTTGGTTCATCACTCATATTAGATAAGTAAATTTTATTGCCAACTATAACTCCTAAATAACTAATTAAATCAACATAATAGCAAAAAATATTATCATCTTTTTTTACTAGAGTAATTCCTTTATTATTGCTTATAGGTGAATTTATAATTTTTACAAAGCGTATACTACCTTGTGAATAATCATCATTATATTGTGATAAAATCAAATAATATTTTAATTGATTATTATATCTAAAAGAATAAGATATATAAAAAGTAGTAAAGTTTTTTATTATTATTTGAATATTAACTTCATCTTCTTTATTTATATTATATGTGATTGAAGTTATATTACTAGCAAAACCATTTAATATATCACTATCTTTTTCTTTATATGTATAACTTACATATCTTTTATTAGCATTCCAATAACTTCCTACAAGCATAAATTTTAATTTATTTTCACTATCCCAAGAAGCTAAAAGATCGTGTATTTCATAATCAACATTTAACATTTGTTGATTATAATAATTCCACTCATTTTCACTACCAACATTTATACTTAATTCAGTACAATAAATATAATCTTGACTATTATTAAATTGAACAAATAAATATTTAGCGTCTTGTGGGTGTTTTGTCATATATACTTTTGATAAGTCAAAATGTGATTGCTCTGGAAATCTATATGTTTTTCTCATTACTAATTGATATTCTTCAGCAGTAGGTGACTTAGCTAAAATATTATTTAACAATACAAGTCTTACATAATCTTGATTATCTATTTCAACCATATAGAATAATCCGTCATTACCAACATTTAATCCTAATATATTACCTATTAATTCTCCATTTGAATATTCTTTAATAATTTGAATTGGATTATATTGATTGTCTAATATCATTATAAAACCATAATTAGTAGTTTGATATTCGTCAGCGTAATTACCATACAATACAGAATATTCTATGTTTTCATTATTATTTGTTTTACCTTGAACAATTCCTTCAATATCATATCCAAAAGGGAAATATAAACCTTCCATTAATTGTTGAAGTTTATTATTAATTTCTTCTTCTTCTTCAAACGCTACGTAATTTATAGAAGGTATTGTTTCTAACTTACCAGTAAGCCACTTCATAGCCATTTGTTTATATCTAAAACTTAAATTATTTGCCATATATACCTCCTATAATATAAACGGACTATTTAATCCGCAATTTAATTCATTATCTCCAACAAGACTTTCTTCAGTTTGTGTGAAATTATCAAATATAATATTTGCTGCATTTTCTATATCTATATTTCTTGTTATATATTCACCACTTTGAATATTACCATTTGCTTTTGAACGTTGATTATCAAAGTAGTTTATAGCATTTTCACTATTATATGAAGATGATAATTCAAACTCATAAAATATTTGATTTGCAGCAGTTAAAATAGTTGTTATTTTCTTTTTTACCATATAACTTCGATTAAGTTGTGTTATAGGTGCGTCAAACTCAACTATTTCACCTATATTATATAAGTTTACATTATTTGTTCTTACATTTAATGTTATTTCAGCAGAACCTTTATATTTAATATAACTTTCTCCAACTTTTTGAAGTTCAGCACTACTTAAAATATCATTTCTATTTTCATATCTTGATATTACACCATTACGATTAATTTGATTACTTATTCTTTCAACTTCGGGTGTATTATAAATTACTTGACGACCTTTTACTAAAGGTGTATATACGAACTCCAATTCAGTTGCAGCTAAATAACTATTATCTGTTGTTATTTCATTTGAACCTGCATTGTAATAAAAGTCAGCTATTATTCCTTGCTCTTGTTCTTCTTTAGAAGCAATTGTTGCAGCAACACCATTAACGCTTGCACTTTTTAAAACTGCCATTGGACTTTGAACCAAAAATGTTTTTGCGTATCCGTCAGCTATTATTTCTTCATTATAATCTATTTCACCATATACTTGGTCACTTAATATAATTTGTTTATTTCTATAATCACCTGTATTGTAATTAAAACTTATATTTTCAATATTATTATCTTGAAAAAACTCTTGTGTATATTCTAACTTTGTTCCCTCTGGCATTAGTGTTGGATCATAGAAATCAATTGCAACAGTGTTTTCATCAATCATTCTTGTAAACCAACGTGATTGTGATATATCAGCTAAATATTGAAAAACGTCATAAGCTGTTTTATTAAGTGTTGAATAAGCACCAATTACGTCATCTGGATTTAATATTTCAACATTACCTAGTACAAAGCCATAAGATGAAACCGCTTGTACTACTTGTTCGATTGCTTCAGGAATTGTTTTGTTTGATATAACAAAATCTAAAGTATCACCTTCACTTAGTAATGTTTTAAAATCTAAGATTTGTAAACTACAATAATGTGGTTCACGTGGATTTAATTCAATTGTTCCAGTATTCTTAACAAGTCCACTAAATATTAATGTTTCACCTTGATATATTTTGCATTTTGAATAATCAGCAGGGAAGTAAAAATTACTTGTGTAATCGTGATTTACTTCCCAACTTTTAGGATAACAATTGTCAAGAATGGTAGAAGAAGTTTGCAGCATATCTTCTGTTATTTCAATTTCATTGCTACATAAAACTTCTTCATTATTAATATATATTTTCATTATTAAGAACCCTTCCCATAATTATAATCATTTTTAGCACCACCGCCAAAAGTTTTAATATCATTTACCATTCTACCAAGTGGATCTTGTTTACTTGTTACATTAACAATAATTGGTTGTTGTATTCTATTAAGATTTCCTAATAAAGAACCATTTATATTAAGATTTGAATTTAGATTACTTGAAACATTACTCATTATACCAGCTTTATCTATCATTTCTTTACCAAAAGAAGTAATATCATTAAATGCTTCTTCTTTTTCACTATCAATTCCTTTTGTAAAACCTTGTAAGAAATAAGAACCTATTTCCATTGCTTCACGTGAAGGTGATTTAATTTTTAAAGTTGTTTTTAATGCACTAATAATGTTATTACCTAAATTAGATATACCTGTTAAAATGTTTTGCTTTTTATTAGGATTTGTTAAACCACTTTTTAAACCTTCTAGTAAATATTCACCAGCAGAAGTAATATCTGTTTTTTTACCTTTTAATTTAGTTATAACTTCACTTGCATATCCACTCCACTTTTCTTTCGTTTTATCTAGACCTGTTTTAGTTGAGTTTTCATAATCAGTCAAATTTTTATTTAATGTGTCTAGTTTTTTCTTTGAGTTTTCAAGTTCAGTTTTAACACTATCATTACCATATTTTTTTGCATATTCTATTAAAGAATTATAATGACGTTGTTCTTGGTCTATTTGTGCTTGAAGGTCTGCTTTTTTCGCGTCTTTAACCTTACCAGAAGTTTGTTTATAAGTATTATATTCTAACGTACTCATTTGGTCATATTGTCCTTTTTTAAAGTACGCATAATTCTTATCATATTGTTCTATTTCAAAGTAATATTTATTAAGTAAGTCTTCTTGTGCGTCATAATTTTTTTGTGCAGCTTCTAGTTCTTCTTTATATCTTTTAGCTTTTTTAGAAGCACCAATTTTATCCCAACCAGTACCTTCCTCCATTAACTTATTATATTGTTCTTGTTTTTGATTTAATTTGCCACGTAATTCTTCTTTTTTAGCTTCTGCTTTATATTGTTTCTTTAAAGCCTCAGTATACATTTCTTCACTAGCATTTAAAATTATTTCAGCTTTTTTCTTTTCAATTGTTTTATCAATTTCTTCTTGAATTTGTTGATATCCTTGAATAATTCCGTCTTTATATTCAATTTCAATTCCTAGTGCTTGACTTAATTCATTTGTAATGAATTTAGCTCTATCTTCATATCCTTTTTTAACTTTACCGTTAGCGTCTACTATATTATATAATTCATCACGTAAACCTTGTAAATCTTCAACTTCACGCATACCAGTTGTTAAAGTTTCATCTCGTTGGTCTTTTAATTTTTTCCAACTATCAGTTTCTTCTTTAATTGCCTTGCTATCTTTTTCAAGGTCTTCCATAGCTTTTTTGTGTGCAGCTTTTCCTTTATCCATACTATCAATCCATAGTACAATTCCAGTTGTTAAACCTGCAACTAAGCCTGTCACAGCTGCGATAGGATTTGCACTTATAACACCCCATAAGTTCTTTATGGTTCCAGTAAGATTTCCTAAGAAACCTGTAACAGATTGAACTGTTTTAATACTTGCAATTATTCCAGCAATTGGGGCAGCAAGTGCCATAATTAATTTTTTGTGTTTTGCTATCCATTCAGCAGCTTTTATTAGATAAGGTAGAATTTTTGCTAAAATATCTCCAAGTTTACTAAATACTTTTTCAGCAACTTTACCAATACTTTTAAATACACCTGCAAGTCCACCATATTTCTTTAATGCTTTATTAACACTTTGAATTGCATTTGCCATACCACGAACAATTGCAGTTTTCATATTTTTCATACCTGTTGAAATACCAGCAGTACTATTTCTTGCTTGTTCTTCAAAAGATTTAAAATCCCCAGTTCCTTCTTTATTTAGTTTAACGAACGCTTCCATAAAATCGTCCATTGATAAAGAACCGTCTTGTAATGCTTTTTGTAAGTCACCACCAATAGCAGTAGAAGTATAACCTAGTTCAGTTGCAACCTGTTTTAATTGTCCAGGCATTGCAGTTAACATAGTTCTCCATTCCATTGCGTCTGGTTTACCTTTAGAATATGCTTGGTTCAATTGTTCCATTGCATTTGATTGTGTTTCAGCACTTGTACCACCTGCTAGTAAAGCGTTGTTTAATGCTAAATAAATATCAGTTGATTTTTTAACATTACCATTTGCAGCTGTAAAACGTTGAACTGCAAGTGCGCCTTCATTAATAGTAGTTGGTAATCCGTCAAGTTTTTTACTTAAAGTGTCAATTGCTTCTTGACTATCATCTGCACTTACACCTAAATTGCTCATTACATTAGTAAAGTTGTTTAATGTATCGACACGACTTACTGCACTACCTAAGTTTTGATTAAAAACTTGCATTGCTTTTGATATACCTTTAGAAGCTAAACTTCCAAGTGTAATGCTTTTAGTAAGACCTTGTATTTTGCTTTCAGCGTCTTTAGTATCACCTTTAAACTTAATCAATACCTCAGCACTATTCATTTTTATTTCCTCCCTTCATATTATATAAAAAAAGGTAGGTTTTTCCACCTACCTTTAAGGACGTTGTTATGCAGAAGTAACTTCTGTTGCTTTACCAATAAGTTGCATTTCGAAAGAGAATTCACTTTCATCTTCAGCAGCACCACCTAAGTCACTTAAGTTAAGTGATACATTAGCTTGATATGTTGCATATTCTAAAACGCCACCAGTTGAATTTGTTAATAAATCAAATTGAATTCCAACGTTTGTGAATTGAGTGATTTCTCCGTCACCTATTAAAGTGTGAACTTTATCAATTAAAGCAAGATCTCCTTCATTTTCTACGTCTAGTTTTAGAGTACCAGATAACATAACACTAGCACCAGTTATAACTTTTCTTTGTAAAGCGTCACAGAATACATAAAAATCTTTTTCATTTAATTCTGTTGAAATTTGAACTTCGCTTGTTGTACAAATTGGAGTATATTCTGGATTAAGTGAAGTACCTGTATTAATAGCAAGATTTCTTATTAACTCTCTATTATTAATATATCTTTCCATTTTATATCCCTTCCTATACAATCCTATTAACTATACATTGTAAAGTAGAAGTATAAGCAACACGTCTTATATCTTCATAGAACAATGTTCGAGGATTGCTAAATTGTTTTACTATTATTTGCCATTTTTGGTTTTTCCAATCAAATATTATGTCGTTGCCAATTAAATTGCCTATAATAACACTTGTGTCTTTTGCGTCTTTGATACTATCTCCATATATGTCCACGTTATAATAGTTATATAAAGGATTAGTGCCATAAAAGACTACTTTTTGTCCAGAAGTTTCTTGAACTACGATAACTTTAATATCATTATCATTTGTTGAATATTCAGCTTTTACTTTGTATTCGTCTTTATATATATCGTTATTAACAATACTATCTAAAAAGTCGATTACTATTAAGTTTTTATTCTTAATATCTTCTTCGCTCATTTTAAACCTCCTTCAAAGCATTTTGAACCGCATTTGCTACAATAACGTCAACACTTGTTTTTAATACACTCATATACCATTGAGGTTTTGTGCTTGGATTAGTCCAATTAACATTATTATAAGTCCATACTCTTTTTGCGTAATCTACGCCAGTTGCAAGTCCATAATCACAATTGCCACTTTTTATTATAGGTGCAGCAACTTCATTTTGTTGAAGTCTTCCTGTTAAATAAGGAAATGCCATAGAACCTTTTGTATATTCTCTTGTTAACATTGCCATATTATAAATAGTTCTGTCTTCGAATAATCTTATTTGTTCTATTGGAATTTCTTTTTCCCAGTGCATTTCAAAATCCATTATTTAACCGCCAAAATTATATTAGCAACTTTATTCCATATCCATTCATCTTGAACTTTTATTATTGAGAATGTCCTATCTCCTATTTTCAATTGATCTCCCTCACGAACAGGTGTATTTGCTTTTACAATAAAATATCCTGTTGCTTCTGGAACTGTATATATACCAAATCTAACAGCTTGATCAACGTTATAAGGGCAAACTTTGATTTTTACTTCTTGTTTGTCTTGATCATCATAATAAGAACTTGTGTTCCTATTATTTTGAATTAACGTTGCTTTCATACCATTAACGTTATACATATTAATCTCCAAAAGGTAGGTTCATTCCCATATTTTGATTTAATGGATTTCCACGATATAGATATCCAGCATTACCAAGTATTCTTAAAGAATTATTTGAAATATCACTAATAAGATTACTTACCATAGCACCTGCTTTTATCTCACCCCTGTTATCTAAACAAGGTATATCGTACTCTAACATAAATCTTAATTGTTCCATACTGGCATTTTTAATAGCCGTTGGGCAAGAAGTCGCGTCCCAAGTTAAGTCGCGATATCTTAACCCTACTTGGCTATAAATCATTTCACAAGCAGTTTCAATTTGCCATTGTTCTACTTCTTGTGAATATTTATTATAAAATTCTTCTATTGTAAAGAAAGACATAATATGTCCTCCTTTCTAATTAAGCTGAAATTTCTTCTACTAATTTAATGATAGCGTCTTTTTCAACAACTTTTGCACCGAACATAATGTTACCTTCCATTACATAATATCCAGGGAAACCAGGATAATTGTTGTTGTATTCTACGAAACTATCGAAGAATGTATCACCAACTACTGCAAGTGGATTATAGAAGTAACCTTTAGTTCCGTCTAACATTGTGTCATTGATAGGGAATATTTGAACACCGTATGCTTCATCAACAACACCCATATCAACACCTTTAACACCAACTTCTGTTTCGAATTTAAGAATTGAAGTTAAAGCAGCACATAATTTAGCGTGTTCAGTAGCAGCAAGTCCTAATCTATAATCACTATATACGTTCTTATTGAATAGAGTTGCTTTTAAGTTATTTAAGATATCAATGTAATCTTGTTGAGTAGCTGCATTCCATTCAGCTTCAGCAGATACTTGATCTTCTAGAATTCCAAAACCATAAGTATCAATTTGAGTAGCTACTGCTTGATCTTTTTTATCCATAGCGTCTTCTAAAGTATTGATAAAGTTTGTTCCAGAAACTAGAACAGGAATTCTAATTGAGTAATCCATAGGAAGTTCAGTTAAGTCAACTTTTTGACTTGAATATCCTAATAGACCAGGTGTTAATGCAGAAGTGATTTCTTTAGTTTCACGAACATTAACAGTTGCATTGCCAGATTTTAATATTTCAATCATTGGTGTTCCAGCAGTTCTTAATTCACCAATATAATTAGGGTTTAAGAATTTATAAAATGTTGAACGATAAAGTAAACTTTCGTAAATACGTTTTGCAACACTTTGTAAATCTAGTGAATAAACTCCGTCTTGTGTATAATTCATAATTTATTATCTCCTTCTTATTTTTTTAACAAATCTCTAAGACTTGTTTTTCTTGTGATTTTAATTTCTTCTTTTGGTTTTGTTGTGGAATTAAATGAAGTTTCATTTGGAATAACAGGTGCTTTTTCAGGTTCAGGGAAATAAGTTGCTTTATATTTTTCTTTAATCATAGCAATTGCTTTTGCGTCATCTTCTTCATCTTTAAATAAAGAATTACGTAAAGCGCTTATTTCTGCTATATTTTCCTTTTTAAAGCCTTGTGAAACCATTTCAACTTGTAATTTAAGCCCACGTTCATTATTAGTAAGTTCTGTATTACGTGTTTCAATATCATTGTAAGATTTTTCTAGCTTATTATACTTTTCTTCAAGTTCAGTATAATGTGCAGTGTTTTCCTTAAGTGCTTCGTTTCTTGCATTTTCAACTTCTTCACTTAATACATATCCTTTTCTAATATCTTTTTCCAGTTTTTCGAAGTTAATATCTTCGTTGGATAACTGGATATCCTTGTTTGTGATATATTTAGATATATCCATTTTTTCCTCCTATTTGTCGACATATTTAGAAGTGCATTTCCTACTTAAAGTTTATAGACATTCAAGCAGGAATGCTGGTCTTTGGTATTTCTACCTATTTATTGCAACTACTTGCTTTTGTAATTCAGCAGTAGGTAGTGCTTCTTTAAGTTCTCTTATTTGAGAATTTATTTTGTTTCGTTGTTGATTTAGTTCATCAACTTTATCTTCATTCCCTAACATTTTTTGAATTTTTCTATCTGTTAATATTTCTTCTTTTTTTAATGTTAAGGAATTTACCTTTTGTCTTATCTCATATTGTTCTTCTATTTGTGCTTCATTATATTGAGGTCTTCTTAAAGGTGTTCCTCCGTCATATATAGTTAACACACATTTACAATTTGGGTGAAGTATATCACTTTCTTGTTCTTGTGCTTCAGTTCCTATATATGTTTCAACTTCCTCTCTTGTTAAAACCCTTCCTTGATAACTCGCACAATATGGACAGCTAAAATTGTGTGGTGGTATCCAAAATTCATTTAGATCTAATAACTCAGCGTCTTGCATTGTTACATTCCAACCACTTCTTGTAAGGTTCGTATTATGAACCATTGAATTATATGTACTCATTTGTACATATCTTACTATTTCATTTGTTTTTTTACTATAATATGGAACAACTTGATTTGTGTATCTTGATACTTTTGTTTTTAAATATTGGTCTTTTGCTTTTCTATAAGCATAACTTTTTAATGAGTTCTTATACTCACGTTCCTTCATTCTTTTAAACTTATCTTCAACACCTATAATCACCCCTAAGGAAATTAACGATAGAAATGGTTCGAATGTTATTTCTTCTTCTATTACATTTCCTTTTAAGTTTTGTTCGTGTATTATTTCTTCATATTCTACAAGTTCATCTTGCAAAAAACTATGGTCTAGGTTTCCCCACAACTTTTCTAGTTTATCTTTAAAATATTCAAAATCCCTATTTTCATTTAAACATTTAAAGAACAACTCTTTAGTTTTATTTTGCATTCTTGCATATTTAAGATTAACTTTAAATACACTTTTGTTTATAAACTCGTTAGAATTCTTCATAGCTTAATTTTATATCTTCTCTTTCTTCATTATAACCTTTAACCAAGTCTTCTTCTTTTATATCAGTATCAATTAATTTGTTGATAACTGGTGTTAGTACTTTAGCTCTTGTTGAATATGGAATACTCATTACACTTTGAATTTGTCTTAGTGTTCTTATTTTCTTATCATCATCTAGTTTTTCATTGTTTCCATAATCCCAAACTAAATCGCTTGGTATTTTGTTATCTTGAATATTTAATAATTCTTGTAACTTAACAATGTTGATTATTAAATGATTAACTTGTGGTTCAATTTGCTTTTTAATAGCCTCTATTGTCATTTCAGTTAAATTCATTGATAAGTCAACACTTGCAACGTTTTGATAATTGTCTTTTTCATATCCAAAAGTTGCTGGACTTAAGTTTGCCATTTGAATTATTTGATAATCGCAAAACTTAAATATATTTATATAATTATTTTCTCTAATATCACCTTGTAAATATTGGAATACAGCGTGTTCTTTATCGCCAGGTAATAATGTAAAATAATCTTGCATTCCGTTAACACTAATTGTCTTAACTTCATACATATTTGATTGTGGCTGCCATTGATTGTATAAGTCACCACTTTGATAATGTTGTGTTGTTGCTATTCTTGTTTGTGTTTTTACAACTTCAGCACATAACACATTGTATACTTCCATTTCTTCATTTAAGAATTTTTCACTATCCTTAAAGAAATCTTGTCCAATATCCATATTAATTAATACTTCATAAGGAAGTTCGTATACTTTTTCATATTCAGTGTCGTTTATTTTATTAAATGCTCTTAACGACATTTCTTGCCACTCGCCACGTTGTTTTTCTCTTTTAAATGCAGTAAATGTCAATGTTGTGTTTCCATTTTCCATTTCAATATGACGTTGTAAACAATAATCATAATCATCTTTACCTTCAAAATCTTGGATCAAATCACAACTTATTACTTTGTCATATCTTTGTACCAAATTGTGTATGTCACATTTTTTGATACATTCTAAATAAATCTTATTATCAAACTTATGTATGTATATAAAACTTTCTCTTTCATATACTGCAAGTTCTAACGCTTCACTTAACGTAGGCATTAACCAATTAATGTCAAGTCCTTCAGTTTGTGTCATTAAGTCACTACCAAATAATTGGTTTCTAATATAAGTTCCTATCTTCTTTGCAGAAGGTGCTAACACAAATTTGCTTTCTTCACTAATATTTGGTTTACCATTTGTTGTGCCAGGATTAGTTATTTTAACATTTACTTTGATATAAGGTGCTTGTAATGGATTAAAATGTCTTAATTTCCCTAACATAATTTTCCTCCTATTTTATTTCTAATCCTTCTTCTAAAACTACGCCCCAATACGTTTTTCTGTTCTTTTCGTCATTCTTTAATAAAACTGTTGGTCTTACAACAATATTAACTTTGTTGCTTTTAAATATCTGCTTTTTGAACCAAACATTTATAGCATAACTATTTTCACGTGGTGCTTCGTCTTCATTGATTTTAATTTTCTTTAATAATATCCCATTAAAGTAAATAAGCAGTGTCCATTTTTTGTTTCTTTTTTTCATAAAACCTCCAACAAAAAAAGCATAAGGTACGTTTTAATTCCTTATGCTTCCGTTTGCACCTAAAGGTCAAACACACTGCACTTCTATAATTTAATTATATCACTTTTAAAACATTTGTCAATTGATTTAAAAAAAGTTGCATATAGCAACTTATTTTTTTTCTATTTCTTTATTACCTTTAAACACATAGTGGTCTTTGTATATATGATATATTTCACTTTGCTTACAATTTTTGCAAGGAATAATTATTTCAAGTGGACGTTCTAAAACAATGTTATATTTTTCTATTAATTCAATTATTTCTTCATAGTTTATACTGCATAAAAAACGTTTTGTTTTCTTACATTTTATTTGCATATATCCTCCTAAACAACAGGCGCACGATTTGTTAATTTGAACTCCATTATTATATATCTTAATCCGTCAACGTAATGGTCGAAATCTTTAACATAAGCATTTATTCCTTCACGTTCACTTTTTAATTTATCATAATGATAACTTTCAAGTTCTTCCAAACCGATATCGTGATTACTATATACTGCTTCACCATTAGGTAAAAAGTATCTAATTGTTTTTAATTCTATTTTCTTTAAAAAATCTTTATAGAATAACGATTGCATATATTGTACACTTTCATCAACACTTAATTTATTTTTCTTTGCTAATTCGTGTCTTATTCCGTCAACTTCCAAACGATTATCAAAATGACTTGCTTCACTATCTATAACTAATGTATTTATAGGAATATGGGGGTATTTATTATGCAAGTATTCAAGAAATAGTTTTAATTGTTTAGAATAAAACTCTGTTGTTGGTGTATCGTTTTCTATTTTAGGGTCGTGATAATATGTATCTAAAGCTACCAAGTTCCACGTTCTTGTTAATTGGTTTTGTGCTAGTGCAATTGCACAAAATGTTGTTGGATTTACCGAACCATAGTCACAACCAATTCCAATTTCACGAATAATATAATTGTTTTTTAATTCTTCTTCAGTCATTTTTGGAACATAGTTAAATACTTTACCTTCTGCAACAACCCATTTGCAAAAAACTTTTTGATCTCGTAAACTTCCTTTTGGAAATGAACTTACAGCTTTTCTTATTTTTTCTTCTGTATCAATAACAGGATTATCAAAAGGATAAAATATATATTGTTTCCAATTTCCTTCATCTATATATTTCTTTTTGTAAGGGTGATTTTGATTTCCTTCTACATTGTAACTATCTATACGCTTGTAATAAGGGTGTCCTGAAAAACTCATCATACGTCCAGGTATTTCGTCAAAACTTTCACGTAATTGACCTTGTGTATATATTCTTGCTGCTTCGTCTATCCAGCAAAATATTAATGGTTTACCAAGAATTCTATTGAATGATAACTTTGTATTAAATCCAAAGAAATAAAAACGTATATTATAAATTTCAAAGTATTTATCAGTTTGTCCAAACTTTAAAGTGTATTCTTTGCCATTTCTAAAACCATATTCGTTTTTTAGTATTTTTTCAATTGGTTCAACAATGTTACCTTTAATTGTATCAGTTGTCCAACCTATTATTGCACCATAATAATCACGTGGCACATAGTTTGGGTTTTGTCTTTGTTTTTTCTCATATTCGTTTAATTGTTGTGCATATTCAATTAAAGCGGTACATATAACGTGTGTTTTTCCACTTTGTGTCGAACCTAATATACTTAAGTTAGGCACGTCTTGTGAAACTATATCGTTATATAATAATGCTTGTTTCTTCGATACTATCATCTTTAACAACCTCAACTGTTTCTTCTACTATTGGTTCTTCAATAGGTTCTTCAATTTTCTTTTTGTTTTTTTTCTTTTTAGAAGTTGCAGTTTTAATTGTTGTGTCTTTTCTTTTATCAGTGCGACACGCTTCACAAGTTGCACCTTTAATTGATAAAGTACCATTTTCAAGTTCAACTTTTTCAGTTTCACTTACAATTAATCCGTTTGAACCTTTTACAAGGTATCCATTACGAACTTTGATAAATTCCATTCCTATTCCTCCTCTCTGTTTTCATCATATAATGCTTGTGCTAATTTGCTATTATCTATTATGTTAATTGAAACGCTTGGTGTTTCATTACTATTGCTTATTCCTAGTTCACCAAGAACTTCAAGTATTGTTTTGTAATTTTCAGCTCTACCGTCAATTGCACCTTTAATTAAACCTAGTGTGACACGTTCTTGATTTGTTAATCCTTCTGCGTCCATTATATCTAGTTTGTCTTCTAAAACTTCACGCATTAATTTTCTTTTTCTTCGTTCTTCAAGACTTGCAATATTTCCCATTTTTGCTATTCTTTTTCTATCTTCTAAAGATCTGTCACGTAGATTAATCAAATTGTCAGCAGCCTTTGGATTATTTGGCATATTTAACACCCCCTATTTCTTTTTATTTTTTGGCGCGTATTTTGGGAGTTTCTTTCCGCCTGTTGCTTTTTCCCATTCTGCAACCGCTTTTTTTCCACCTAACGCACGTGTTCCAGCTTTTGTATACGCCCAACGTCTTTGTGCTTCACTTTTAAATGGCATTTTTTATCACCTCTCATTTATTCATTTCTATAATGTCTTCAGGATAATCAACGTCCATTGTTACGTCATCAATACACACATAAGTTTTATCTAAGACACGTTGAACGTTAACGTCTAAACCATTAAGATATCTATATAATTCCCAAGTAACAGGCATTCTTTTTGTTTTGCCTTCGTCTTGAAGTTTTTTAACTTCTTTTATTCCATTTTTAAATCTTTTATTATTTATAACTTTATATGCGAATGGTTCACCCCAATTATAATGAAACTTGTTTTTAGCTACTCCTGTTCCAAACAATGTATTGTCTTGGCATTGATATTCCACAATTGTCTTTACAGCATTCTCACTATAATAAACATCACCATACATATAACACACTTGTTCATTATCTTCTAAAGGATAATATGCGTCTAACCAATATCCTTGTTGTGTGCCATTAATTTGTTTGTATGTATTTTCGTGTTCTAGTCTAGGAACTCCACAACTATCAAATAATGGATTGTTAGAACTTATGCAAATATCTTTTATTCCATTTTCTTTTAATAGTCTTATAGTTCTATCTACTAATCTTTCACCTTTAACAACGCTTAAATGTTTAGGGGTTTTAAATTTTTCATATTCCCCACCACACATTATTATATACTTCATTCTTTCACCCCATTTATCAACGAACCCTCGCGTCCATTGTTATAAATATAGATTTGTTTACTTATACAATTTGAAGTTTCATATTTGATTAAGCTATTAAACACCCAATCTTCTGCAATCTTTAATTTTTCATTAAATCTTATATCACCTATTATTTCACGTTTATAAACTCGGCACCATACAGCACAATTCCAACGTGGCGGTTTTAATGTTATTCTTACGTCGTGTTTTTTGCTTCGCCAACTTATAAATACTATATCTGTTTTTAAAGCTCGTAGCACTTTATGAATATAATCATTTGTTATCATATCATCACTATCAATAAATCCTATATATTCTCCTTGTGCTTCATCAATCCCAACGTTTCTAGGTTTACTTGCACCACCACTATTTTCTTTTAAATGAATTACTCGTGCTTTTAATTTATCTAATTCTTTTTCATTGCAACCGTCATCAATAATTATCCATTCAACTTCATCTGTTAATTGAGGTTCTAATATTTCAGCAAGTTTTAATGTTTCATCTAAAGTATTGTAATAGGGTGTTATTATACTTAATCGCATATTTCCACCAAGTCTTTTGCTTCTAAATAACTTGCACGTTCTTGTGTCATTTCATAAAAGCCTTTTGTCAATGAACCTAGCACTAAGTCTGTATATCTTCTAAGCACTTTTACTTTTACTTTTTCATTTGGATCATATTCCTTTTTGCTTGATATCCATTTACTCCAGTTATCTTTTGGTGCTTCATATTTAAAATTAAATTCTTTTTGTATCTTATCAATTGTGAAATTACTCATATTCATATCACAAATAATTGCGTTACTATCATTTATTCCTAGTTCTTTAAATACTGGAAGATCTGTAACTATAACAGGTGTTCCACAACTTAAAGCCTCCACAACTGAATAACAATAAGCCTCACAATCACTTAATTGAACTAAAAAATCAGCTTTTTTTATTTCATCTATTATGTCTAGTTTTGGTTCTTTATAAATAACGTTTTTGCCTACTGCTTCACGTTTTCTATTGGTAAATATAGTCCATTCATAATCTATCTTAGCTTTGTCTAATATATAAGCAAGTCGTTGCATTCTATTTAATCCTTTTTCTCTTGTTAAACGTGTTGCACTTATTAATTTCAATTTGCCTTCACGTTTTTTCATTTCACAAGTTGTATCTAACACAATTGGATTATAAGATAGTTCAATGTCTTTGCCCGTTAATTCTTTGAAACTATCACACGCAAGTTTTGAAACACCTATGTAATTAAAACCTTTGTATTGAATAGGTGAAAACCAAACTTTTTTGTAATCACAATGAACTATATGATAATACTCGTTTGCCTCTACTTCTATATCGAACCCATAATTGCAAAAAAACTTATCACACTTGATAGGTTCTTTATACTTACGAACTTTTATCAAACGTGCAAGTCGTTTTATTTGTTCAGGATTACCTTCCTTGTAATACAATGTGAATTCATATTTTTTTGCTAGATAGTAAAAGAAACTCTCACAACCACCTATGCTATTTATATTTTTAAAATAAAATACGTTCTCCATATTTACCTCTTTAAAGACACTGCTTAACCCTCTACTAGCCTATCTTATGTGTCTTTCCTAGTTCCCAATTATACACCCATTTTTTTATAAAATTATATCTAATATTTTTTTGTTTATTTCGTGCGCTAGTTCAAGTGCTTCTTCCTTGTTAGTAAAACTTTTTAAAGCACCTAATCTATTTGATACATTCCATATTTGTCTTACAGCTACTTCTTTTTCAGTAATTGTATATTTATCTTCTTCTTTACCTGTTATTTCATTCTTAGGAACTGCCTTCTTAACATTGATTATGTTATATTCTTTATCCTCAATTTTGTTTTGAAATTTCATCACGTCATATTCTTGCTTTGTAAGTTCTAAGTAATCAACAGTTGCAAGTGCATTGACAGTATTAAAGATAAACTCAATTCCTTTTTCTTCGTCTTTATATTGTGCAAAATCCTTTGATAAGATTTCCACTTTTTCATTAAATCTATTTAATTCTTTTTCCATTTGTAAATTCTCCCAACTTAATCTTATTTTTTGTTTCCTTGTTTAATTCTTTTTTTGGCAAGTATTCATCTGGGATCTTATGTAATCTTTTTTGTTGTTCCCAATACTTGCGTTCGTTTTTATCTTTTATTTTACCAGTGTTTATAACACGTGCTTTAATTGTTGTGAATATAGGTTCACTTTCAGGAATACTACTCATTTTCATACCAAATTGTTCATATCCCATATCTAATAGTTCTTGATAAGTCATATCACCATACCTAGCACAAAAGAATGGATATATTTCAGGTAAGTCATAAGGTAAGCACAAATAAGTTTCGTTTTTACCTTTTTTGTTCTTCTTTCTTTCTTGTATTCCCTCATTAACTGGGAAAGTTTCCAGATAATATGTTTCCTAGTTCTTCACCTAGTTTTTCTCCTTCTTCTTCAGTTTCAAGTCCAATTTCTTGAATTAACTCTATAAAAGACTTTCCAGTCATTTCTTTTATGCAATCCTCAAAAACTCTTGCATATTCACGTTCAATATAAAGACTTTCTAAAGCGTCTGCATTTGAAGTGTCAACAACTGTTTTGCCGTCCTTTTTAGTTTCCTTTACTAAATCGTTTAATGTTCTATCATTAATAGATAAATCCATTATCATTTTTTTTCTTGCTTCATTTAATACGTTTTGTATTTTTTCGGCAAGTCCAACAGTACTATGTAACTTTAATTCAGTTTCACCATACTTTAAAGAATAGTCATCAACGCCATTCTTTGTAATTGTATATTTTTCTTTCATTATGTCCTCCATTGTTATTATTATATCATACTTTTTCTTTTTAATAAATATTGCACGTATGGAACTATTGTTTTTCGCTCGCCGTTTAGATAATCCCATATTACATTTTTTTCATCTGGTGTTGTATTAACGTGTGCATAAACAAAATACTTATAAAACAATTTGCCTTCGCTTGATAAAAGTTTAAAACGTGCCTTGATTATTGAACTTGCATTCGCGAAATCATAAATATCAGCATATCTCATTCTTTCCTCAATCAATCTGCACTGTGTAAAGTCACACAAGTCAATATAACTTTTCATAGCTTAATCCTCCTTTTTATAAATTCATCTTTAATTATTGGTAAGCCCTTTGAAGTATATCCACCGTTATATTTCTTTTCAAATAGTTCTAGTATGTCACGTATAGCTCGCAAGTGGTCTAAAGTGATTGCACCTCGCAAGTGTTCGTCTTTTAATAATTGGCTTATTTCTATAAACAATTTAAAATCCACATTTTCAATTGTGTGTATATAATTATGCGACGTGTCACGCACTAATAAAGCACCATTGTTATATAAAGTCTTGCCACCATAGTTCTTTGGTTGAATATGATGAAAAGATAATTCTTTTTTATCATTAAACGTGTATCCCATAAAGTCAAAGCCTGTTTGATCTAATTGAAAATCGTAGTATAGCTTATTTGTTAGTTTTCCCATTCTCATAATCATTCCTTTTTTCTTCTTGTTTCAAATAGTTTAAAAACACAAAAAAAGCCGCAAAGACACCCATAGGTATCAATGCGACTATTTTTAAAAACCATTGAAAGATTGCGTTCATAAAATCACGCCCCTTTTATTGTTAATTTAATTATAAATGAAATATAAAAAAAAGTCAATTAAAAAAGCAGCTGGTACGAAGTCAACTGCTTAAAGGGGTCTGTTACTTATTGGCAATGAAAAAGTACTTTTAAAGTTTCTTAATAGATAAGAGGTACAAACCAATAAATAACACGCTTCATAAGAATTTTTTTGGTGTAAACTTATGAACGGAAGTGCCAACAATTCATTAGCACCATAGAATAGATATAATTATTAGCATAATGCATTTCCATAGTCTACTAATAAATACCAACTATCTTGATAATATATCTACTCTATGCTACCTATAAAATAGATAGCACTCTATGAACAGATTATCAGTGTGTGATATTTCTATCACGATTTAATTATATCACTTTCCCTTTAATAATTCAATAATTTTTCTTCCCATATCTTTTCGTGGCACGATAATAAATCGACAATTGTGGTGTTCTTTAAATGTCTGCATAGTTTTTAAAAGCACAAACCCACGAACTTTCGTATAAGGCGACGACCAGCTTTTAATATCTTCAATTGACTTGATCTTGCTATCCTGGATTAAAAAGATGAAATCCTTGCAGCCCATTTCGTGCGCACGTTCAACTTCACGAACCAAGCGTGCGTGTTCTGTTGAATGACATAGATTGCCACATATTTCAAGCAAACCGTCCTTTTTGTCAATTATCCTTGTATAATCTTTGTAAAGCATATAATCGCCAGTGTCAAGTTTAGATATAATGTAGTCTTGATTAATGCTATCAAAATATTCGAGAATTTTCTTGTTTCCTTTTTCCCTTGTATCACAAATTATAATTTTATTTTCTTGGTTCATATCTTAATTCCATATCATATTTGTTTTTATATTTTTTTAAATCATTCAATTGTATAAGTTCCTCGATTTCTTTGTTTATAGCTTGGAGGCGTAATATATAGTTTTGTGGGTTTTTATTTTTTTTAGTTTTTAATATTTGTAAAATCTTGAACCTTTCCACGCTCAAAGCAATTATTTTTTCTTCTTTTTCTTCCACATTCATTTTTCTCACCTCAATATTCTTTTTATTTCATTTTTAAATTCATCTAGATCTATTTCCCTAATATATAATCTTCGTTCTAGCTTGTGGATTTCTTCGATTTTTTCAAAGTTCTCATACATTTTAAGCATTCGTTCTTGGTATAAATCAAAGTGGGCGGTTATGCTTGTTGTGTCGATTATTTCAACAATATAGTCAAGTGCTTCACCTGGATTTTTGCAAGTTGACTTTAATAGTGAAATATCGAACTTTCCAAATGTGTCATAATATTCTTTTATAAATATATAAAATCTTCTGTGCTTTTTAAAATGTTTTTCACTTAACTTAATTTCTTTGAATAATTCAGGTTTAGTTATTAAACAATTTAAAATAGCACGTTCCATTTCTTCATATTGTTGCATTTTTACCTCCATTTTTTAATCTAACATTAATCTAACATATATCTAACATATATCTAACATAAATTTCCCTAAAATACGTCATCTCTAACGTGTCTAACATAATTTTATATATACACTATACGCGCGTAAATATTTTTAATCTAAAAAATTTTTTTAAAATATAGACCTGTATGGTGGAAAAAATGTTAGATTGTTAGAGGTATCGGTGGAATGGGGGTTTGCGGGCTATTTTTATGTTAGATTTTTTTATATTTTATGTTAGATTTTGTTAGATTTGATAATTTTTATGTTAATTTTAACCTAATATAGTTTCCTTTTTCTTTTCTAACGGCAGTATTATGAACAAATCTACCTTGTGAATTTTTTTCTAAAAATCCCATATCAGCCCATTCCTTTTTTATGGTTTCAAACTCAAATCCGCCTTTTTGAAGTTCTCTAAATAAGATTTGTGCATTTATAGTACAAGTCCATTCATCTTTTATTCCCCAACATTCACCATAGTTTTGTTCGTCAAATCGTTTCCAATTTGCATTTATTATACCTGTAATATATTCCTTTGCTTTAATTGACGTTCTAATTTCGTCACGATCATTAACCAAATCTTCAATATCTTCAATAGATAAGCATTTTTCATCTTTAAATATATTTTTAACAACGATTTCATCTGCAAGAATAATACTAGCAAGCGAACTTGCTTGTTTATCAGTTGCTTTTGTTTTGCTTAAAATATCATTATATATTTGAACATAACGCTCTTTTAACTTATCAAATCCAATTTTTTTGACTATTTTAATATAATCTTTACCAAGAAAACCATAATTATTTAATATTATGTTCGAAACTTCGTGTGGATCATTATATAACATTTCATTAACTTCAATGTCAATAACACGATTATATATTTGCTCACCAGCGTTTTCTTTAACCATTTTGTCGTTGTTTGTGAATAAAAAATTGCAGTTCCAAGACTTAACTTCACGAGCTTGACTATTTTTATTTAAACGTCCTTTTTCGGTTCCATTGCATAAATCCATAACTAAACCATTTAAGTCCATATATTTATTATTTTTAATAATTTGTAATTCATCATAATAACAAGTTATATTTCGCATAAATGAAGCAACAGATATAATGAAGTTTTGTGTCGAATTACTTGATAGTCTTAAAGCACTTGGGCTTGGATCACCCCAAATTGACATAACTAGCATTGAACTTAATGTTTTACCATTACCACTCATTGAAGACCAAAAGTTTGCAATATATGGTTGAATTGATAGTTTTTCAAGTAGTGGACTAGCAAGAACAACACCCATAAGGATTTTGATTTTTAATTGTTTTCTCGCTTCTTTAATAGTTTCTAACCATAGTTTATAATCACCTTTGCTTTTTAAGGCATTAAAAATATGTTTAAAATCATTTTCCCCGTCAAACATTCCTTTTGTATCATAAGGAATAAAACTATCTTCAAACCAACCTAAATGTGACACAGAACTTAATCTTTTAATGTTATTTAAGTTAAGAATGTCGTTAAAATAGTTAATATAATACTTTACATTCTCACTATTAACGTCCAAACCATAATCACTTAATAATAATAGTTTTTGATTTATTGTTATTTGTGATTTATCAATAGTAAGTTCTTTCCATTCATCATCTTTATAAAAAGCAATTTTAATTTTTTCTTTCCCTGTTTCTTCATTTATATATCTTTCAACTGGAAACACAGGAATATAACTAAACTTAAAGTTTTGGTCATCTGTTATTCCGTCCATAGAACAATTATATTTTCCCATATTGTAATTTGATATATCATATTTGGAATTAGTAATGTCTAATTTGTTACCAATTGACTTGGTTTTACTTAATAATTGTCTATATTGCTTTAAATTCGTTTTAAATTGACTTTTAATGCCAAGTTTTTCAGCTTCTAAATACAATTCACTTTCACGTTCGATTTGATCTAATGGTGTCATATTAAAAAGGTCAATAAATGTTTGCTTTGATAATAATTCTTCTTTTGTCATATTTATTTCCCTTTCTATTTATTTTTATTGTAATTAATTGGTATTAATTTAATGCTACCGTCTTCCATTATATCTAAATAAAAATCGCGCCCATATTTATCAATAATAAACTTAGGAATAATAATTCTATTTTTTTCTTTATCCGCACGTTTCATAAATCTAAATAATGTTTTCATTGTCTACCTCCTCCTATCGTATATAAACATAGTACCACTTTATAAGTACTTTTGCAATAAAAAAATAAATAAAAAAAGCAAGTTTTTACACTTGCTTATTAGAATGGAAAATCCTCATCACTTAATTCAATTTCAACACTAGAGCTATTGTTCGTTTTACTTGATTTGTTTGTATATTCTTCATAATCAATAAAAGTTCCGTCTATTAATTTTACACGTGGAATTTTTACGTGATCAACTTTATCGTTACTTCTAAATTGATTTAGTTTTGCAATTGTTTTAATTTCATCATCTTGATTTTTATATTCTTCAAGTGCAAATACTAAACCAACTTTTTTACCTTTTAATTGATTTACTTCTTTATTCCAATCAAAAGTAAAATCTTCATTACTATTTTCTACGGCAGTAATAAATGATTTTAACATTCTTACACAATTTTCATCATCTTTTAATGAAACATATTTTATAGCTTGATTACTCCATTTTTTATTTTCTCTTTCATCATTTCTATACATTTCAGTAAAATAACTAGGTTGTGTATCATCTTTGTCTGTATCAACTATAACTTTCAAACTAGTATTCCCATTTGCTGGATTTTCATATTCTTCTGCACTCATTATTATCCCTTTGTGTCCACCAAGTGCAATTGGTGTGAAGTCATTATTAACTTCGACTTCATCATAATTTGTTGGTTTTTTTAACATATTAATTTCCCTCCTTTACTTCAATTTGTTTAAAACCATAATATTCACGAATGATTTTATCAACTTCAAATAAATCATTTGGAATTTCTTTCTTTTCGAACATATCCATAGGCGCTTTGCATACAGAAGTTCCGTCATTTTGTGTTTGGAATATATATTCACCATTTTTATATAATGATCTTAACACAATGCTAAATAATCCTTCAATAACTAATTGGTTTGATAACATTTTACCAATAGTTTTAGGGCGATACAATTGATTTACGTCATCAATTTCTTCGTGTGTAATAACATAAACAATTTTTTCACCACCACAACTAATAGCACTTTTAATTAAATCATAATAATTTTTAGCCATTGTTGTAAACTTATCATAACCTTTATTTGTTGCTTTTTCAAAGTTTTCAAAAGTCATCATATATGAACTATCATCAATAACAATTATTTTTTTATCTGTTTTCTTAATAGTTGTTATAATTCTTTGATATAGTTCACCATAAGCTAACTCGTTTTCCCCTTCTTTCATAAAGTCTTGCAATGTAACAATTGTTTTACCGTCTTTATTTCTAAAAGGCATTGGTTTATTTGTAATATTTATTATTGCTGTTTCCTTAGCTGGTAGATTTCTTAAACTAGTAGATTTACCGCTTCCACTAGCACCCATTAATAGAACACCCATTCCGTTCATATTTCTTTTCCTCCTTAATTCGTATATTTCTTTAATTTCTTTTTCAACATTTAATGGTTCAATAATTTCATAGTTTTCTGCATTAACATTAAAATAAATAATAAATGTTTCAGCAACTTTTAAACTTGTATTTTTTTCAAACTTATATTTGTATGCACTTAATTGCAGAGAATAATGCGAATAATTGCAGTCATCTAACTTGTGAAGTGGTATTAACATTTTTTTGTGTCTATAACTTTCACGTTTGATTTCTTTATTTGTTTTAAAGTCGGCAATTATAATTTCTTCGGTGTATTTATTGTAAAAAACAATATCTGTTGCACCACATTCGTCATAATCTTCATCACCTAAATATATTTCGCAACCTATAAGTTCGTACATATCTTTATAATCGTTGTAAAAGTTGTCAGCTTGTATCTTTAATATATCTATTTCTTTTTTTAATCTATTTATATCAATTTCTTTTGGAATGTTAGAATAGTCAATTTCAAACTTTTCGTGTTCCCAGAGCGATTGTGCGTACAAATGTACAAGACTTCCCTTTATTGTTGAATGTAAGTTTTCAATTAGCCATTCTTCTAAAATCTCACTTTGACTAATGCCACGATCATTTGCTTTTTGTTGTGAAATAGTTTCTTTATCAAACTCGTTTTCATATAATGCAATTAAACCTGTTGTGCTTATTTCAACACGTTTACCATTACATAAATAATAGTGTCCTTCTTCCACAAAAGAATATTTACTAAATGCTTGTTGTATTCTTTCTTTTATCATCTTAATACTATTGTTCATAAAACTTAAAATGTAATCCTTTTGTTGATTTTCTTTTACCATTGCAACAACAACTAACATTAGAAACATTCATTGTTTTTTCTGCTTCCATAATAGAATTAAATATTTCGTTAGTATCTAAACATATTACCTTTTTTCTATTCCAAGCAACCATAATTCCCTTTTTGCCTTTATTCCAGGGGACATTTCCTTTTTGAAAATTTTTTTTGTGTTTATTTAAAATAGGAAGTATTTTTTTTCTATGTTCTTCATTTTTCCACAATTCTTTACTAGCTTGTGATATTTTTTGTTTTTCTTCTTCGGTGTGGTGTTTTCCATAAAATCCATTTTTTGTTCCTTTATTTGCTAAACTTATTTTCTTTTTAGTTTCTTCTTTACAAGGAACACCATTATTTACCATTCCACCTTTAGAAATATTATAACCAAACTTTTTATTATTTGAATTATATTGCTTTATAAGTTCAATTTCTTTTTGCTCGGCTTCTTCCATTGATAAATTATTAAATAAAATTATATGTTTAAAATTATCCCAACCATATTTATCTATTGCTCTTTTAAAATATTGATTATTATAACCTTTTCCATAATTCCAACGATAATTTGGTTTATTTTTTGTTATACCAACATAAATTTTACCATTTATTTTATTTTTGTGCATATAAACTACATAATTATTATTCATTTTACTTGCCCCCTTTTACCAAGTAATCTGCAAGAATAAATCTAATAAGTTCACTAATTGTTATGCCACGTTCTTTTGCTTCAACCGATAACTTATCTTTCACTTCTTTACTTACGTTAACGTGGATTTTTTCACGATCCATTATCCTACCTCCTTCTATTTATATATACCCATTATATACCCATATACTACATAAGTCAATACCTAATTGGCATAAATTATTCATAATTTTACATAAAAAAATGATAGTTTTTATTCTATCATTTCTTTAAATATTGCTATAAGAACATTTATTCTTATGTAATTTTGTATGGCAACTTCTGCATAAACACATTAAGTTATCTAAATTATTATTGTTCCAGTTGTGATCTATATGATGAATGTCAAGATTTTTAACACTACCACATATTTCACATTCAGTTTTTTTTAAAATTAGCTTGTTAATAGATTTAGCTGTTTGGTGTGCGTTCCTATATGTTTGATTATTATTGCCTATTTTTAAAAAACTTTTTTTCATACATTCTCTATCACAATATAATCTTCTTTTAAATACACCAAAATCTTCTAACCTGCCATTATCAAATCTTTTTCTAAATAGTAATCTTCCACAATATTTACAATAATGTGTATATTCTTTAATCGGTGTTGCCATTTAATAATTCATCTATTTTCTTTTTCCAATCTATATCTAAAAGTTCACAAAAAATTGCCATTAACACATTGCAACATATACTATCACCAAAAAGATGATAAGCACTTGCATTGGATTGATTTTTCAATATTTTTTCTATGTCTTCATCTGCAACACTCATTAAACGTCCACATTCTTTTGGTGTAAGTTTACGAATACGTAAGTTATTTACAACACCTAAACAATCACAACGTGTATCTAATGTAGGTGATAGATTATTTTGTTTTAACATTTCACCATTCATTCTTGAATTGGTATAACTATGTCTTATAACGTCATTTTCTTTGACTTTGCCATTTTTTATTAAATCATTGCATAATTCTTTTTTTAAATTATCATTTATGCAAACACCTAAATTATTTTGTGTTGTCAAAGTTTGTATTGCTTCTTTTTGAACTCTACCACGTCTTGTTTCACTATTTGGTTGTGCAAGATCAATGCCGTCACCTTCTGTTGCTTCTAAATAACCTTGTTTTGTATTGTTCTTAACTAAAATCATTCCAGCAGCATACGCACCACTTCTTGTTGTTAAGGTTTGACTTATATTTGATTTATCCATTTTTTCCATATTTTCAAGTGGTTTCTCATAAGCATTCCAACTTTGAATATCTTTTATTTGCTTATCACTTAAATAATACTTTTCGTCCACTTCATCTTCTAACAAGTCTTTAAGTTTTAATTTTAACGGAATAGGTTGTGGGAACGTATAAGAATATTCCCCAAGTATTGAAACCATAAAGCAACGATTTCTTG